TGGGGGCTTTGTAAAGTTACCCATCGACGAACCCGACCCAGTCAGGCTCTTTAAGAGCAAACGCAACGCGGGGTATTACTGATGGCTACACAAAAGTTCATGGGCAAGAATCAGTTGATCGACCGGCTATCAGCCCAAGTTGGGTCACGGGAGTCCGCTATAACTATACTGCAAAAGCGGGGACAGCTTAAAGCGGATGGAAAGACCTTTACTGCGGAAGGCGCAAAACGTAACGCCATGACCGCTGAAGAACGTGCAAAAGATCGGGCTTCCAAGAAGACCGGCGCACCTGTATCAGCGTTCAAATACAATCCAAAAACTAACCTTGCTTCAAGGAAAAATCATGGCAATAGATAAAGCACTATACCAAGCCCCTCAAGGTCTGGATGCCCTGCAAGATGAACCGGATATCCAGATTGAGATTGAAGACCCGGAATCGGTGAAGGTTGGGATTGGCGGGATTGAGTTGGAGATTGGCAAGGGCGAGGAAGATGACTTTGACGCCAACCTTGCAGAAGAGATGGGGGAGAACGAACTCCAGACCCTAGCTTCAGAACTACTGGGTGACTACGACACAGACATCACATCGCGTAAAGACTGGCTGGATGTCTATGTCAAGGGCTTGAAGCTGCTGGGTTTGAAACATGAAGACAGGACTGAGCCGTGGCCCGGAGCTTGTGGTGTGTTTCACCCCATGTTGATGGAGAGTGCAGTCAAGTTCCAGTCCGAGACCATCATGGAGACCTTCCCCGCTGCTGGGCCGGTCAGGACTAAAATCATCGGTAAAGAAACTCCAGAGAAGAAGGAAGCGGCTCTCAGGGTTGAGCAGGACATGAACTACGAGTTGACGGATGTGATGCGGGAATACAGACCCGAGCATGAGCGTCTGCTTCTCTCCCTCTGCCTCTCCGGTAATGCCTTCAAGAAGATTTACTTTGACCCCGCACTAGACAGGCAGACCGCATCGTTTATCCCGGCTGAAGACATTATTGTGCCTTATGGCGCGATGAACCTTGAGAGCGCGGAGCGGGTTACACACCGTATGCGGAAGACCAATAACGAACTGCGCCGCCTTCAAGTGGCTGGGTTCTACCGTGATGTAGACCTTGGCGACCCCGTGATGGTGATGGACGAAGTTGAAAAGGAGAAGGCCAGAGAGCAGGGCTTCAGCGCCACTGTCGATAACCGCTTCCAGCTTTTGGAAATGCACGTTGACCTTGATCTGGCGGGATACGAAGACTTAGACAAGGATAACGAACCTACGGGTATCGCGTTGCCGTATGTCATCACGATTGAAAAGGGAACTAGCACCATTCTGTCAGTTCGTCGCAACTGGCTGCAAGACGACAAGCTGAAGTTCCGTCGTCAGCACTTCGTCCACTACGGATACATTCCGGGCTTTGGCTTCTACTACTTTGGATTGATTCACTTGATCGGTGGTCACGCTAAAGCCGCTACGTCCTTGATGAGGCAGTTGGTCGATGCAGGAACTCTGTCTAACCTTCCGGGCGGTCTCAAAGCGCGGGGGATGCGGATCAAAGGGGACGACACACCCATAGCTCCGGGTGAATTCCGCGACGTAGACCTACCGTCTGGTGCGATCAGGGACAACATTCTCCCGCTGCCATACAAAGAGCCAAGTCAAGTATTGCTGGCGTTGATGGACAAGATCGTTGCCGATGCCCAACGCTTCGCGGCTACAGCGGATATGAAGATATCTGATATGTCGGCACAAGCGCCGGTAGGCACGACGCTGGCAATCCTTGAAAGAGCCTTGAAAGTGATGAGTGCGGTTCAAGCGCGTATTCACTACACGATGAAGCAAGAGTTCCGGCTGCTGGCTGGGATCATCCGCGACAATACGCCAAAGGATTACGCCTACCAACCTGAGATGGGCAGCAAGTCCGCCAAGCAGTCTGACTACGATCAGGTTGATGTCATACCGGTCAGTGACCCTAACGCGTCAACCATGAGCCAGCGGGTTGTGCAGTATCAGGCTGTCATGCAGTTGGCAAAGGATGCTCCGCAAATATACGATTTGCCGGTTCTGCACAGGCAGATGATTGAAGTATTGGGTGTAAAGAACGCTACCAAGATTGTGCCGACGATAGAGGACATGAAGCCGGTTGACCCTGTAACTGAGAACATGGACATCATGCGCGGTAAGCCGGTCAAAGCTTTCTTGATTCAAGACCACGAAGCACACTTGGCTGTGCATATGACAGCAATGCGTGACCCTAAAATTGCAGCAGTCATGGGTCAGAACCCACAAGCACAGGCCATACAAGCGGCAGCACAATCTCACGTTATGGAACACGTTGCATTCCAATACCGCAAAGAGATTGAGAAAATGCTTGGTGCAGCTTTGCCCCCGATGAAGGACAAGGACGTAGACGACGAAGATGTGAAAGAGTTGCCGCCAGAAATTGAAGCGCAACTTGCACAACTTGTAGCTCAAGCTGCACAAAAACTGCTTCAGAAGAACACCGCTGAAACGCAACAGCAACAGGCGCAACAGCAATCACAAGACCCGCTGGTTCAGATGCAGCAACAGGAACTCAAGATCAAAGAGTCCGAGGTTCAACGCAAAGCAGCAAAAGACAAGATGGACGCTGCGGGTAAAGCTGACGAGATTCGCATCAAAGAAGAAGAGCTAGAGTTAAAGAAGCATAGCGAAATGGTAAACGCCGCTGGCAAAGCAGACGACATTCGCCTGAGAGAACAAGACGCGCAGCGCAACTTCAACCAACAAGGAGCCTAAGGTCTAATGAATTACGCCAATGAGTTGGAATACATCAAGTCAAAACTTGATGAACGGCGCATAGAAATAGAACAGCACCTTGGAAGGGGTGCTGCCAAGAACTACGACGAGTATCAAAAACTTTGTGGAGCCATTCAGGGTCTTGGCTTTGCAAAGGAAATTCTATTAGACCTTGCACAACGTATGGAGACAGACGCAGATGAGTGAGATTCTTATAGGGCAAGACGCAGAAAAACCAGAGCAATCCACAGTTCTGCCAGACACGCCAGAGCTTAAAGCAAAGCAGTTGCCGCAACCATCCGGGTATCACATGCTCTGTGCGATCCCTGAGATTGATGGAACGTATGAGAGCGGTATTGCTAAAGCAGATGTCACCGTGTCGTATGAAGAGCGCCTGACGACAGTGCTGTTTGTTGTCTCGCTTGGCCCCGATTGCTACAAGGATGAGAAGAAGTTTCCTAGTGGCGCGTGGTGCAAGCAGGGTGATTTTGTTTTGGTACGTCCAAACACGGGTTCACGGATCAAGATTCATAACCGCGAATTCCGCATGATTTGTGATGACATGGTTGAAGGTGTTGTCGAAGACCCGAGGGGGATTGCCCGTGCGTAATAATATGGACTTTAGCGAAGCGTTGCTTGAAATCAAAGCCGGTAAAAAGGTTGCGCGTTCCGGTTGGAATGGCGCTGGTCAATTTGTATTTTTGGTTCCGGGTAGCCGTTTTACGGTAAACCGCCCTCCATTACTTGGCATCTACCCCGAAGGGACGGTAATTGATTACTGCCCTCATGTAGACATTAGAAACGCACAAGGTCAAATTGTGCCGTGGCTGGCGTCTCAAGGAGATTTGATGGCAACCGATTGGGTGGAGGTTTAATCATGGCAAATGAAACGTATAAGTTTCCAGACGAAATGGAAGACAAGAAACTTGAAGCCGAAGACGAGCTTCAGGTTGAGGTAATCGATGACACCCCGCCGCAGGACAAAGGGCGGGAAAAGATGCCCCAAAAGATCGTAGACGAGTTGGAAAAGGACGATCTTGAGGAGTATTCGGACAAGGTGAAGACCCGCCTAGCCCAGATGAAGAAGGTCTGGCACGACGAGCGCCGTGAGAAAGAAGCCGCTACGCGTGAGCGGGAAGAAGCTTTTCGTATAACCCAAGCCTATGCTAATGAAAATAAACAGCTAAAACAAAGGCTTGGAGACGGCGAGAAGATGTTTGTGGACGAGGTTACTAAGTCTGCAAATGCTGAATTGGCAGCGGCAAAAGAACATCTTAAACAGGCGTACGAATCAGGGGACTCTTCTTCGATTGCAGACGCCCAAGAAGAGATGACCGACGCCAAGTTGAAACTGCGTGACTACCAGAACTATAAACCCGCTTTACAAACTCAAGAAAGTAGTGTAGAAACTCAACAACAGACTCAAGCAACGCCGCAAGCCGTTGATCCCAAAGCCGAAGAATGGCG